ACTGGAGCGCAAGGCTCTACGTGTTTCGCCGTGGCTAACTACAACGTAGATATTGAATTTGCGGTTAAAGGCCAGCAACGTTTAAATCAAGTAAAAAGTTCGCTTTCGCAAATAAATCAATTAACTCAAAGTTTAAAACCTTTAAATTTACTCGCGCCAGGAGGTGGAAAGCTAGCTGATCAAGTTAGGCAGGCGATGAAGCCGCTTAAAGATTTTGCAAGAGAAGCCCAAAACGGTACTAAGCAATATTCAAATACTTTGGCGGGAGCGACTGCTCAGGCCCGAACATTTGAAACGGTTTTAAAAAATGTCAAAGTTGCTGCTGGTGGTTACTCAAGACAGGTTTCAGAGGTCAAAGGATTTGCAGATGCTTTTGCTCAGGCTAGTGCCCAAGCAGAGCGCCTTAATAGAAACTTAGACAAGCTAAAGCAAGATGCTTTTCAAAGAGCAGGACTCCCTATCGGTCCAGCATCACAGCTGGGCACACTTGAGGCTGACCTAGAAAGAATAGAATTTGAAAGGCGTAAGAGGGAGCAATATAGCCGCCCAATAGGCCCTAAACCAAGGGGCGCCAGCAGTTTTGGTAGAGGCGGACGTGGTTTTGGAGGTCTTCAAAGTGCTGCACTTGGCGTTGGCTTTCCGTTGTTATTTGGCGGTGGAGCGGGCTCAATTACTGGCGGCCTGTTAGGCAGCGCAGGCGGCTTTGGCGGTCAAATTCTTGGCAGTGCTATCGGCCAGCAAGTTGACCAAACAGTTGGAGCTATTGCAAGGCTTGGGCAAGCTTTAAACCCTCTAACGGCTGATATTGACGCTGTAGTAAAAGCTGTAGGTGAAAGCGGAACAGAGTTTGAAAAACTTGTAAAAGAGCTAGAAAAAGCCGCTGGAGCAGAAGCGGCGTTGGCGACTGTGACCGATAGGCTGGCTATTCTTGTGGGCAAAAATGGGGTAAGCGCTTTAACACAGTTTGGCGATGAAACGGCTGAATTGGGCAACACATTTTCGATAACACTTACCCAAATAGGTGCAGCGGTAGCTGAGTTAATAAATAAATCAGGCATTCTTAATAGTATTATTGCCAAGTTAGCTTTTGACAACCAATTGCGTGCAGGGTTAGCAAATACTACAGACCCTGAGATGCAACGCTTAAAACAAGAACGTCAAAGTTTTATAGATAGCCAGGGCGGCGTAGTCTATGAAGAAGACATTCAGCCTTACAAGGAAAGAATTGTACTACGTCAGCAAGAGCTAGCAATAGAAAGACAGCAAACTATTGAAAGAGAGGCAAGAGCGCAAATAGAAAAAGCGCAAGCTGCAAACAATGCAGCGACTGTTAGTGCTCTTCAGTCTCAGCTAGACCTTAAAAAGTCAGGTTTAGATTTAACAACACAAGAAGGGTTTCAGCTTGCAATTATTGCTAAGAGTAAAGAACTAGACGAACAAACTCAAAGAGAAATTGGCAAGGGAGTAAGCGCAGAGGTGCAACAGCTAAGGCGCAAGCTTGCGATGCTTGACTTGGTTAACGAAAAGAAAGAGCAAGAGCGCAGAAGAGAGGAGGAGCGCAGAAGAGCAGAAGAAAAAGCTAATCGAACGCGGCGTCAGCTAGAAGCTAATTTACTTGCAGAAGGCAATAAACAGCAACAAATTGAAAACAAAATAATTGAAGCAACTAAAGGTCGAGCGGCAGCAATTGAAAAAGAGTTGGCTGATATTCAAGCCGCTTACACCGCAGACGCGCAAAGAATTATTCTTACTACAGAAAGCAGAGACCTCGCTCAGGAAAAAGTAAACACTTTGGCAAAAGAGTACGAATTAAAGCAACTGCTTTTGCGCCAAGAATACACAGAATTGCAACTTAAAAAAGATTTGCTTGCTATACAGCAAAAACAAACTTTGTCTGGCATAGGCACAGATTTAACTAGGCAAATAGAAGACGCTAGTTTGCGGCCAACTGGCAATGCAATGCAAGACCAACAGCTGGAGTTGCGAATTAGTCAGATTCGTAGGCAAGAAGATGCAAGGCGCAGCCTTACGGATCAAATAGAAAAAGAACGCGCAGCAATTTTGCGTTATTCAGAGGTGGGTAATGCGAGTGGGGTAATGGATGCACAAGAAAGAGTGGAAGGCTTGCAAAAACAAATTGCTCTTTATGACCGCCTTCTGCCTCAATTAGACGCAGCCGAGCAGGCTCAACTTAGGTTTAACCAAGCACTTGAGGCAGTGCAGCCGATTACAGATACAGTTGTAAGCGGTTTGTTTACTGCAATATCTGCAGTCGCTGAAGGCACAAAAACAGCAGAAGAAGCATTCGCTGATTTCCTGAAAAACATCGGTGACATGTTGATTAAAGCCGCTGCTCAAATGATTGCTCAGTACATTGCAATTGGTATTGCTAAGGCATTTGCTGGGTTAGGCGGAGGAAGCAGCGGGCCTGACTTTAGTCAGTTCGGTGGGAATACAACAGGAGTCTCGACCAACTTCATTAGAAGTGGGCTATCTGGTTTTGCTGGCTTGGCAGAAGGTGGTCCAGTGGGCCAAGGCCGTCCATACATTGTGGGCGAACGTGGCCCTGAGCTGTTTGTACCCGGACAGTCAGGCCAGGTCGTTAGCAACAGCAACATGCGTGCCGCCATGAACCGTTATCAGCGCAGCGTTAGTTCCGAGGGCGGCGAACTAGATGTATTTATGGGTGCTACTGGAAACGCTTCGGGCGGCCAACAAGGCGGCATGTCAGCGGCAAGCTCTAGAAATGCAAAAGGAGCAGCAAGCCGCTCAAGTCAAAAAGGCAGTATGGCAGCGGCCGCCATGGCGGCTTCAACTCCTATTGATGTTCGCTACACAGTGGAACGAATTAACGAGGTTGATTATGTAACTGCAGACCAATTCCAGCGAGGCATGAAGCAAGCCGCCGAACAAGGAGCTAGAAGAGGAGAGCAGCAAACATTGCGTAAACTGCAGATGAGCAATTCCACTCGTAGAAAGGTTGGCGTATGAGCACTTTTACTGTTGGCTGTTTCGCGCAGTTGCAACCGGCATTAAATAGGCAGACAGAGCTAGCGGTTTATTCCGATGCTGTTTATTTGTTTCAAAATTTTTACATTAACCAAACAACAGCTTATGACGGCAAATTATACACGTTTGCGCCATTTTCTTTTAGCGGAGTGACTGTTAACCGTACAGGCGATAACTTAGAAGCCAGTTTAATATTCGCCAACAATGAATTAACTAGAAGTTGGGCTGATCGAGCAATCAGGGAGCGATGGTTGATAACTGTTGATGTGGTCGCTGTAGAAGCTGACAGCCCTGGAACGGCGACTGTTAATGACCGTGTTCACTCTTATGTCGGCCAGGCAACAGGCGGTGCATGGAAGTCAGCTCAGCTTGACCTCAAGCTTGGGACGGTATTGGACGCAGTTGGTGCGGACGTTCCAAGGCGAAACCTGACACAGGACTACGTTGGCAAGCTCCCTACAAGCAGCAATGTCAATTTGCAGTGATTTGATCGGGTTAAGGTACGAGCTTGGCGCAGACGGTTCAAATGGTCAAATTGATTGCATCCATTTGTGTTACAAGGTTTTAGAGCATTTGGGTATGCAAGCTCCGCCGTTCAAAAGCTCTTGGTATCAAGCAAGTCGCTGGGAGATAGCAAGAGACTTGCTTAGCTGGGGAGACCGTGTCAAAAGAGCTGAGTATGATGGGGACATATTGCTGCTTCAGCAGCAGACCTTAGCTTTTGCGGTCACATGGCAGACGGGAATTTTTTACATCAACCGTCAAACGGAAACTGTGAATTGGGGTTCGTTGCGGCTAGCTCAGAAGTACCATTGCTTCCGTATGAAAAACAGTTAATTAAAACGATTGGTTGTACCGAAGAAGAGTACCGATATTTTGTAAGCGAAGCAGTAAAAAGGGCCAAGGTTCGCCCGGCTGGGTATGAGCACATACCGGAGATAAAAAACGATTTTGCCGTGACGCCCGTAATCGTAAGCCTTGTTGTTGGCGCGTTATTCTCAGTGGCTGCCGCTGTACTTGCGCCAAAACCTAAAGTACCAAAGCCTCAAAAAATAACATTTGAAGGAAGTTCAAGAAGCCTTGGCAGCGTCACTGGCGCTAATCGATTTAACTCAACTTTTGGATTTGAAACAATTGCAGAGCTTGCTTCTTTTGCAGAGGTAATTCCTATTGTTTTTGGGTTGTATAACAGAAACCGTCGCGTTGGTGGCATTTTCGTTTCGCCTAAGCTGGTGTGGTCAAGAATGTTTAGCTATGGAACGCAGCAAGCGGCACAGTTGCAGTTTGTTGTAGGAGAACAGGGCAAAACTGTTGATGGCGCGACGGAAGGAATTAAGCCACCAGATCTAGCGGGTATTTTTGTTGGAAACAATGCTTTAGACGCTGTACTCTCAGAATATTTTGATTTTTATTGGAAACGCAACACGTTCAAGGCTGATTATTTTCGGATCAGGCAGCAAAACAAGCAATACGGCAAAGCGAATGTTTTAAATGACACGATTCCAACAGGGCCGCTTGATGAGGTTTTTGTAGCGCCTACTTTAATGGGTGACAATGACGTTGCGTTTTGCTCGGCTTATAGTCCTGTAAACAATACAGAGTTTGGCGTTTACGCGCCACTTGCAAACGGTACGTTTTATCGAGTGCCATGGAGAGTTGTATCACGGCCAGACTTTAAAGATGAGAAAGGAAGGTTAAACGCAGAAAGGCATAAAATTGCAGGCTATGTAAGTGATGGCAATTTAGTTAAATCAAACGATGTTTTTCGCGGCAATTACGAAGAGGCAATCTCATACATGGTTGGTACGGGGAGAAATTACAGTTGCCGAATGGGGATTATTGAGGTTCAAAACAAGCCAAATAATTCCGTTGAGATTGATGATGAGTTCAAAACCTTGCACAACGTAGATATTGGCACTCGCGTTGTTTACAGGATTGCCGCTTTGAAGGTGCCTGAAGAGTTGTACGATTTTAAGGCGACAGTTGAAGACATAAATACAGCAGTAGAAAACCTTCAAATTTCTGCCGATGAAGCCTTGCAAATTGGCGAAATTTTTGCCATTGGTTCAACGCTTTGGAAAGTAGTTAGTCGCGAAGCTGACCAATTTAATACTGACAAATTTATCTCTCAGTATGTAACTTTAGAGTGTATTGACGTTTCTGACGCTTTATACAAAAAAGTAGGTTCAGTCACTCAAAATTTAGTTATTGACGCTAGCAAAGGTTTTGTCAACGACGACACCCCTTTTGTTGGCATTGCTTGGTATCCGCTGACAAGGTATGCACGAGGCCTTGTCCGCAATAACCGTCCATGCGACACAACAGAGATTGGCTTAGCCAGCACGGTATTCCAGCAACTTTCTGGGCTTGCAAATTTTCCGTCAATGCCATCTTCTGATGATTTGTACCAAGCAGATAGGCAAAAAGTAAGCATTACGAGTGGGCAAATTTCAAGTTATGCCACTAGATCCTCATTTTTTACAGTCCACATTCGCCCTGCTGGCGTTGACGGGGCTGAAAATATTTTTCCGTTTGAGCCTACGAGGCTTTGGTTTGTTGTTACTGGAAATCGGCCAGTTGCCCAATACAACCAAATCCGCTTTAAGCACCCATTGCCAGGAACAGGTGCTGGCTTCGCAAACCCTGAAGCCCTTAAAGAGTATGAGTATAAGTTTGTGCCAATACCGTCTCCAGACTTACGCGCTTTAGAAATTGAACTTGGCGGCAACGAACCGGTTATACATTTAGACACAAACGCTGGCATTTATAAAAGAATTTTTGCGCCTGGCTCTTATGGCAACTTTACGTTAGAGGTCAGAGGGAAAGTAAGGTCTTTATCAGAATTTAAAAGAAACAAGGAATTTGAGTCTGGCCGGCAAGTAATCACGACGACTGAAGAACTTCCTGACATTTATGGGGAAGTCATTGACAGTATGCGCCTTGACGATATTTACCCGGAAAGGCCTTTAAGCAATACAAGAGTTGCCACTGCAGTTGAAATTGCTAGCGGAGCAATTGGTTCGCCAGTAAATAGCTGTTGGGGAAGACAGGGCTCATTTATCTCTGGTATTTTTGGCAGGGCTGACGCTTACCCTATTGGTCTTAACGAGACTGCTACAAAAGAAGTTTTAGAAAAAATTGGCAATAGATGGATTATTATCAGATACACAGCCAAGAAAATTAAGCATTTAGATGGGCATTTTACTTCATACAGGAACGGGCAAGTTTACGGCTGGGAGTTGGTTGGGGCTACATGTGTAACAAGCTCGGGCGGTTGGAGTTTTGGCGATGAATTTGAGGTTCGTCGCGGCGCAAATGCAACGGGAGATGGTCTTGCCTTCACTACCGGCAACAACGCTTATTTTTACAATAGAGAAGAAGCATATTTTGCAACTACTAACAGCTGCACAAATTTAACTTCCGCTGCATTCCCTATGAGGGTCACGTACACGTACAACCTTTCCCAAAGAGGCGACAACCAGGGATATTACTATCAACTTTTCGGGTCCGCTGATGAAGTTGCGGAGGGTTCAACTAAGACTACTCTTATCACCGCTTCAGACGGGAGCAACGCATATCAGCTAGAAGTTGAAGTAAAAGCTGTTACACCGGACTACTGGTATTACACGGTTGGCACTCGGATATGGCAGACCAGCAATGTAAGAATGGCAAACGATAACGGCAACCCTTTGAGGTCTGATTTAAGGCTGTACCACACTATCGCAGTTGATTCAAATAATAATATTGCTGCTGACTATTATCGGGAAGGGGTTAAATTAGTTGGCAGGTATGTTGTTGGGTCGGTAAGAACAGCGGTTGTTCAAGAAGGCACAACTGTGACAAGCACAAATGTTTTAACTGATCGTATTTTTGAAGGCCAGCCTCAATGGGCAGAGCAAAGTTTTTACAGAGGATCAGTGAGCAAATCGTGTGATGATGGGCCTGAGCATCGGATTACTTATGTAAACGAAAGTATTCACACAGCCCAAGAGGCTCAATACCCTCGTCTTACAACAGCGGGTTTATCTTTGCGAGCTTCCCGCAGCTTTACTCGGCTTGATCAATTGCGTTGTTGGCTTGCAGCCGGGATTACTTGCCGCCGCTTGCACCCTGATCTCAGCACTTACGAAGACCCAGACAATGGGACAAATCTTGACGGGGCTAGCAACCTATACACTGATCTTGTCTACTTCTTGTTGACAAACCTTGTAGCTGGAGCGGGCAGCGCAACAAACATGAGCGCAGAAAGCCCGAACATGATTGATGTTGAAAGCTTTGTTCAGTCCTCAAGATTTTTAAGGCAGAACGAGTTATTCTGCAACGGAGCGATTACAGAAAAGATAAACATTCAAGATTTTATTGCTGAAACCGCTCCATCTTTCCTTTGTAATTTTGTAATTAAAAATGGAAAATTTGGATTAGTTCCGGTGGTTCCAACTACAGCGTCTGGCGCGGTTGATACAGGCCCAGTTACCATTAAACAGTTTTTCACTGACGGTAATATTCTTGAAGACACTTTTGAGTTAGAGTATTTAAGTGCAGAGGAGCGCAAGCCTTTCAAAGCTAACTTGCGTTATAGGTACGAAAGAGAAAACAAATTGCCTGAGGAACGAGTCGTAAGTGTCGATTACAAAGAATACGGAGAAGCCTTTAGGGATGTTGAAACATTTGATTTGATGGCGTTTTGCACAAGTCAAGCGCACGCTGAACTTGTTGGCCGTTATTTCCTGCTAGTCAGAGATTTGGTAACGCACTCAATTCAGTTTTCGACCACTGCCTCAGGGTTGGACTTAGCGCCTGGCGACTTTATCAAAGTAGAAACAGAGGTTACGCCGTACAGCTCGTCATTGAATGGAACGGTGAGCGGAACTGGCGAAATTGTCAGTTTAACTGATTTGCCTGACGGTCAATACAATGTTTTATATTATGCGGCTGAAGGTGAAAGTGTTGTAAGTGGCGTAATGCAAGTTAGCAACGGATTTACTACTGACTCTACTTTCTTTAACAGTGTTTTTACAATACAAGAAAAAATTGCCAGTCAAAACATCTATCAAGTTGAGCAGATTACCTTTAATGAAGATATGACAGTTGCGATTGTTGCGTCTGAGTACCCTTGCAATGATTCTGGAGAGAGCAAGCTTGCGCTAGGCTTGGTAGACAAAGATTTGTTTATTGTTTCCGGGGTCAACTGATGCCGTTCCCTACATCACTTAAGCCAACTTCACGGACCTTTGGCGCAGGTGAATATCCTGTCAAAGCTTTTCGTGCTCAAAACGGTACAGAAGTAAGGATTTTGTATGGCAGCCGCCGAACCAACATGAAGCTGTCTTTGACATACGAAAACATTAGTGATGCAAACGCTGAGTTGTTTGTAACCCACTATGACGAGATGAAAGGCTCGTTGCATACTTTTGGTGTTGCCAGCCCTGACGATCTTGCCGGCGGGGCTAAAACGGGTTGGTCTGGGACGCCTGGAACCCTTGGCGCGTCTAGCCAAGGCGCTAGCTACAGGTATGAGGGTGCGCCTCAGATAACACAGGTGCGTTCTGGGATTAGCACTGTTACAGTAAATCTAATTGGCGTGCTCTAAATGGCGTTTTATTCTGGGACAAGCGGCACGCTTGAGTTCGGTAGTGGCCGGGTCATAGGGAAAGTACAGAACTGGTCATTGACCAGCACAGTTGAAACGCTTGCTACTACAACCCTTGGAGATACTGACGATACCTTTATTCATGGCAATCGCTCTCATTCTGGGAGCTTTGGGCTTCTTTATTATTCCGGCACTGAGACTGATGACATTGCTTATGCTACAACGATAATCAACAAGCTAGTTAAACAACGGACTAGCTTAACCGATGGAGGGAAGGCAGCACTTCCTGACGACTTCAAGTTAAAAGTAAAATTAGACGATGGAACGGCAAATGGCAAATATGTGCAAATGGATGTTATTTTAACAAGCGCCGCTTTAACTATGTCGGTTGGAGCAGTTTTTAGCGCAGAGTTTAATTTCCAATCCAAAGGAGCGCCTGAAGAGGTTGTAATCTGATGACCGTTTATTTAGGTTCGTATGGAAGGATTGAACTCCAAAGAGAGTTTGAAGATGCAGAGCTTCGGTCAACAATTAACCCTTCTGACGTAAATGCGACAGAGAAGCGGTTCAGCTTTAGCTTTGATCATGGCCAGCTTTTAAGTGGCGATCAAGTCGAAATTTCAAGTACTGACGGGGCAGGCCTTTCTTTTATTGATGGGTACACAGACACCAGCGTTAAAAAATTTATTTATGTTGACGAGTTGGATGGCATCCGCTTGTACGACACGTTTGCTAATGCAGTAAACGGAGGCGTCCCGAATGCAACTGCTTTAGCCGTGCCTAGTGGAAGCATTGCAATTCGCGTAATTGTTGCAAACGCATCAATGCGAATACTTGGAAATGTTACAGATTACGAGTTAAATACTGAAAGAGAAAACGTAGATACGACAACCCTGTCTGATGAATTTAGGAGCCGGATTTCAACGTTAATGTCTGGATCTGGGCAGATGAGGTGTCATTGGGATTACACAGGAAGCACTGACAAAGAGCTTGCAAATTATTTGTTAGAGTTGCAATTAAGGACACGAGTAGGAAGCCGTTTTAAGGGAAGATTTTATTTAAAAACTGCTAATTACAACCCTAGTGGTATTGCTAACAACCTCAGCCATGCTGTTTGGTACGAGTTTGACGGAATTTTAAGCTCTTGTGCGGTTGCGTTTAACCTCAATGAGCTTGCTGTGGTCACGGCTGATTTTGTTACTACCGGCCCTGTCCAAATTCGCATGGTGCTTGTGGATCCTGATGATCTCTTGCAAGAGGCAGGCGATGAGCTGCTTTTGGAGCAAGGTGGGTCTTTAGAGCTGGATGAAGCCTAAGGCAGCCCTTATGATGGGTGCATACACGGTTTTAGTCGTAAGCAGCCATGGCAGACCTGAAAATTAGTGAACTAAATGCGTTGTCTGGCGCAGACGTAGCAGCTGCAGACCTTGTAGCAGTTGTAGACGCAAGCGCCAGTGAGACAAAAAAGCTGTCAATTAGTGATCTGATTACGAACGGCGTTACGGTAATTAGTGACAGCACCATACCTGGAGCCAAGATTTTATTTGGCGCGAACGATATTGCAACCGCAAATTTAACTGATGGGAGCGTTACGACAGCTAAGCTTGCAGACACTGGAGTAACTACAGCCAAAATTGCTGATAACAGCGTCACAACCGCCAAGGTTGTTGATGCTGCAGTGACAGAGGCAAAGCTTGCTGCAAACAGCGTTACAACAGCCAAGGTAAACGATGCTGCAATTACCACGGATAAGCTTGCAGGCACCAGCGTTTCTACTGAAAAAGTTGTTAACAGTGCAATTTCAACTGCAAAGTTGGCTGATGCAAGTGTTACGACTGCAAAAATTGCTGACAGCGCAGTAACGGCGGCAAAGCTAGGAGACGAATCAACCGTTGATTTAGTCACAACGCTGCCGGCGGCTGGTGCGTTTACAGGGCAACTTGCAATTGACACCGACAGCGATAACAAGCTGTATGCGTGGAACGGAGGCGCTTGGATTGAATTAAAAAGCGCTGGTTCAATCAATTCAGTTGGAGGAAGCACTGTCGGCGTTGTAAATATTACAGCGACTACTTCTGGCGATTCGGTCACAATTGCAGCGACGCTTGATGATACAGGATCTGCGGCTCAGTTTTTAGCTGGCCCTACTTCAGCTGGCGGTACAGTCAGTTATCGCACAATTGCTGGCGGTGATATTCCAGCTGCAACATCAAGCGCAAAGGGCGGAGTTATCGTCAATGGCGAAGGGTTGCGAATGGATTCAAATACTATTGAAATTGACAACGATACAACAGCAAGCTCCGTTAATTATGTTGTTAGTTATAACTCAAAAGGCCTAGTTACCGGCGGCAGGGCAATAACGGCTGCCGACATTCCAGCTGCAACATCTTCAACCCGTGGCTCTGTAATACCAGGTTCAGGTTTAGCCGTTGCTGCTGATGGCACGTTAAATCATTCTAATAGCACAACAACTGGAACTTTTACCAAGTTAACGGTTGACGCACTTGGCCATATTACTAGCGGTTCAACCCTTGTCGAATCTGATGTTCCTGATTTGCCAGCGACGAAAATCACAAGTGGATCATTTGGCAGTACATTGCTTTCGACAGGTGCAGTTACCGCTCCAAAATTAGCAGACAATTCGGTCGCCAAGTTTGGCGGGGCCGGAGCGACTGACAACATTGTTACTTTCCCGGACGCAGATTTTAAGGGACAATTTTTCTACGACGAAAAGAACGAAGATCTGTATTTGTTTAACGGAAACTCATACGTTCCAATCACAGTTATTAGCGGCAATTTAATTCTTGCTGGAGTTTACAACGCAAACACAAACACGCTGGCCAGCGTTACAACTGCAGGTTCAGCCGCTGGGTTTACGGCTTCATCTGCATTGCCAACGCCCTCAGCTCAGAATTTAAACTATTACGTTGTTGTTGACGTAAGCGGTACTGGATCAGGCGCTGCGCCGGCTGTTGCACTTGCGCCGCCAGACATGTTGGTGTCGCTTGGTACGGGGTCAACTTTTAATTTAATCGATGTCTCTAACGCTATTGCGGGCCAAACAGCTGCAAACATTTCTTGCACCCCTGTTGGGGGAATTTCAGCCACTGACGTGCAAGCGGCGTTGCAGGAGCTTGACACCGAAAAAGTTGGCGCTGCAAGCCCCACATTCACTGGAACGGTTTTGCTTGGTCAAAACGCTGTGCTGGCGTTTGAGGGTTCTGGGGCAGATGACCATGAGCTGACGATTACTTGCACAAACCCAACCGCTGATCGAACAATTACATTTCCAAATGTTTCAGGGAATGTCGTAACGACAGGCGATACCGGAACAGTCACCAGCGCAATGATTGCTGATGGCGCAATTGTCAACGCTGACATAAATGCTTCTGCTGAGATTGCGGTTAGCAAGCTTGCTAATGGGACTGCTCGGCAAATCCTTCAAACGGATGGAGCAGGAAGCGGCGTTGAATTTGCAAGCAACATTGACATTCCTGGAACGCTTGATGTCACCAGCACTGCAACATTTGATTCAACGGGCAGCTTTGCTGGTTTGCTTTCTGCAAATGACAAACTAAGTTTTGCGGGCGGGTCAGCTGCTTTGCCTGGCATTTATCCAGGCTCTGATACGAATACAGGCATTTATTCCCCTGGCGCTGATCAGCTGGCATTCTCAACAAACGGGTCAAGCCGACTTGAGATTGACAGTGGAGGCAACGTCACAGTCAACGGTCAAAAAAGCGTTCGCTTTGCTGACTCGGATAGCAGCAACTACGTGGGTCTGCAGTCTGCTGCAACTCTTGCAAGTGACATTACATTTACGCTTCCTTCGGCAGACGGGTCCAATGGTCACGTCTTACAAACCAACGGTTCTGGCGTTTTATCGTTTGTAGCTGCATCGTCTGGTGCAACTAGCCTTAATGGTCTATCCGATGCTGTCGTTAAATTTACAACTACATCTACCTCCGCAAGTATCGGCATTGGAGAAAACGCACTAAATAGTGACGACAGCTCTGAAAATGAAAATACTGCTGTTGGTATTGGTGCTCTAGAAGACAACACCACTGGTGGCTCAAATTGTGCGTTTGGTAGATATACCTTATCCAGCAGTACTACCGGTTATTCCAATACTGCATTTGGAAGCGGTGCTCTTGCCAACGTCACTACAGGTAGCTCGAACGTTGCAGTTGGTGCACAAGCAATGGATCAAAACACCACCACACATACTGGTTCAACTGCAATTGGACACCGAGCAGCAAGATATGCGGCTAGTGATTACGTCACTGCCGTTGGCTATGAAGCGGCTAATAATGCTACTACCTCTGTAGTTTGCGTTGGACACCAAGCCGGTAAGGCAGCAACTAGCGCATCTGGATTAACCGCTATTGGTTACCAAGCAGGTTTGCTCACCACTACAGGTGGAAATAATACTTTTGTCGGCTCTCAATCAGGTCAAGCAAACACTACTGGAAGTTCTAATGTTGCAATCGGACTTAACGCTCTTAAATCTAATACAACTGGTCATACATCAACCGCTGTGGGTGCATATGCACTTGATGCTCAGACCACCGGTTATCAAAACACTGCTATTGGATCAAGTAGCCTTACTGCGCTGACAACGGGGTATCTGAATTTTGCTGCGGGAACCAACGCCGCAAGTGCTGCCACCACAGGGTATGGCAACACATCCGTTGGTCACCAGGCTGCAGAGAACTTAACCACTGGCTCAAACAACACAAGCCTTGGATATGACGCGAAACCAAGTTCTGCAACTTCTAATAACGAAGTAACCCTTGGCAACGCCTTTGTAAGTTCTTTGCGTTGTAATCAACAAACAATCAGCAGCTTGTCTGATGGTCGTGACAAGACTGAAGTAGAAAACCTGTCTTTGGGTCTTGAATTTATCGATACCCTTCGTCCCGTTAAGTTTAAATGGGAAACTCGTGATGGTAACGGTAAAGACGGTTCTTATGAAGCTGGTTTTATTGCACAAGAACTGCAATCTGCCCAGTCAACATCTAATGCTGATTACCTTGGTTTAGTGCTAGACGACAATCCTGATCGTCTGGAAGCTTCCTACGGCAAGTTGATCCCAATTTTGGTAAAAGCCATTCAGGAGCTAAGATCTGAAGTAAACTTTTTGAAAACCAAGGCTTAAGCTCATGAGCGACATGCCAACAGCAGCCGAAATTGCACAGCATTATGCTGCTGCAAACGACAGTGTGACGTTGATCAACGCCTTGATGGCTCAAACCAGCAGGACTGATGACGAAACAAGCACAGTTGCCCGCAACGTAGAACATTTAAAAATTATGGTTGCAAAGGATTATTGGACAACTGAAGATCTTAAGCCTTTTAACGACGCTATTACGGCGGGCTCTTGATTTTAAATCTAAGCCCCATAGCAAGCAATTAGTTTGTTGAATCATTGCTAATGACAATTGCAATGCTTTTAATTGGCTACGCTGGGGCTCTTTTTATTGCTTATTGCTTTTTGGCAATCAATCCACGCGATGATGACAATGCGACCTGATCCGATGATCCCCTGCAAGCCAGGGGCACAGGACACAGAAGCGATGAGCAATCGTCAAAAATGGATTGAGGTCCTATATCTGCATGATGGTCGGGACAGCCCAGACCATGCAATGCACGGTTTATACACCGGCCTAAATATCAAATATGCAAATTGGGTCGGTAACCACTAACCGTAATGGCTGACGGAGCATCGGCACTTTCGCCTAAAGCCTGTAAGGTGGGCACGAAAAACGCTAATCAACAATCAAATGATCAA